TAGTTTAGCAAAAGGAAGATAATGAACGCAAAAACTTGGATGGACTTATTAGAAACTGTAGGAATACCTGCAGCTTTTGCGATTGCAGCAGGTTACATGGTATGGAAACTATTCCAACATTTAATAGCAGATGTACATAAAAAATTAGATACTCAACACGGAATGATAGTTGCATTGATAGATAGAATAAGACAAATAGATAATGATATAATAAGAATAGATACCATGTGCAGAACAGCTATGGGTGTTCCTGTAGATGTAGATAGATTAGCAAGGGCAGATGGAAAAAAAGACCAACGAAAAGATTAATAGAAAAATTTTACAAGTAGTAAATCTTTCTCCTAGTGAATCTTGGATAGAAAAAATTGTAGATGTTCATCCTATGAAACAAATTACAATAGCTTCTATAATCCAAGTAACTATGTTTGGATTTATGCTTGTTATGTTTTGGATAAACTCGAGGATATTTTAAAATGAAATTAGTACCGACATTTAATAGTTATAAAACAAGAAGAAACTGTAAGTTTTGCATGTTCTTTTGGAGTATGCTTATTATGTTTTGGTCTATAAATAGTATAGCAGATGAGATGGTGCATAAATTTAAGAATCCTAGTTTTAATGGCGAAGGAACTTCTGCACATTATCTTACTATAGAAAATCAAGAGTTTAATAGAAAGATGAGTATTAAAGAAGAACTCAAAGCTTTACAAGACCAAATTAAAAGAGACAAAGAGAATACAACACTTGCAAGATTTATAAGAAATTTAGAATCTAGAATATACGCACAGCTATCAAGACAGTTAGTAGAAAACTTGTTTGGAGAAACTCCTAGTGATAGTGGCACACTAACTTTAGAAGGCAATACTATAGACTATAGTGTTGAAGATGGAATAATAACTTTAAAAATTACAGATAGCGATGGGAATACGACAATTATTAGTTTGCCTATTGGCAGTTTTACTTTCTAGTTGTGCAGTTTTAAATCACAATAAAGATTTATCTTTAACTAGAGATATATTACCTGCTGATATTTTAGATTTACAATCAGTTGAATTAGCTGAATTACCACCTGCAAAAAAGAAACCTGTAATAGCAATATATAGAGACAGCTTTCAAGATTTAACAGGGCAAAGAAAAAGTAATAGTAGCTTTGCTTTATTTAGTACAGCAGTCACACAAGCTCCAGAAGCATTACTTATAAGAGCTTTAAAACATGCTGCTAATGGTAACTTTTTTAGAGTTGTCGAAAGAGTAGGTTTAGATAACCTTACTAAAGAAAGACAACTAATCCGGTCAACCAGAGAGAACTTTGAACAAGACCAAAAACTACAGCCTTTATTATTTGCTGGGCTTTTAATACAGGGTGGAGTTATTAGTTATGACACAAACATTCAATCTGGTGGTATTGGTGCTAGATACTTAGGAATAGGTAATAGCAAACAATACCGAGAAGATGTAGTAACTATATCATTACGATTAGTTTCTGTATCTACTGGTGAGATATTAATAGAGACTGCTGTTTCTAAAAATATTTTATCAACAAGTATTTCTCAGGACATCTTTCGTTTTATAGAAGCTGGTACTGAACTGGTAGAAATAGAGGGTGGTGTCGCTGAGAATGAAGTAGGTTCTATAGCTTTGCAAAAGGCAATAGAAGCTGGAGTATTTAACTTAATAAAAATAGGAATAGAAAGAGGGTATTGGGAATATGAAACAATTAAAATTAATAAGCCTGATTGTGATGCTGACTGCGTTGACAACATACGGGGCTGATAACGAAATATACATTGACCAAACAGGTGCTACTGCTAATATAGATTTAGAACAACTTGGTTCTGGAAATATAATAGGTGGTTTAAACTCTGTTGCAGGTACTTTAACTGCACTAGACTTAGATGGGTTAAATCTTACATTAGATGTAAATCAAATCGGTGATAGTAATAAATTTCTTGGTGATATATTAGGAGATAGCATTACAGGTTTTTTTGAGTTTGATGGAGATTCTAACGCATTTACCATTCAAGTAGACCCGACTAATACTTATGGTGCTGATAATTCTGATTTCAATGTCGATACTACTGGTAGCAGTAATACCTTTACATTAGATGTAGGTACAAGTGCTATGGCTAGTAATACAGATTTAGATTGGATTATCAATGGTAGTAGTAACACATTAGATTTTGATATAAATTATGATGGTGGTACTTCCTATGTTGATGTTGATGGAGATAGTAACAATATTACTTTTACAGGTAGTGGTTATGCTGGTGGTTATTTTTACTTAGACCAAACAGGTAACTCTAGAACTTTTAACATACAACAACTTAGTACATTAGATAATGATTGGCTCAAGATACTTTCTACTGGTAATTCTGGTACTGTCTGTGTTATCCAAAACGATGGTGGCACAACAGTCGGATGCTAGTATAGGAAGCGTAACAGAATTAAAAGGTACAGGCAGAATTGTAAGGGATATTCCTTATGATGCTGCCTTGTCTTTTGATATAGAAAGTTATGACAATGTAGAAACTTCTAACGGAAGAATAGGCATAACATTTCTAAACGATAGTAAAGTAAGATTAACAGAACATTCACAATTAGTTATAGATGAATTTATCTATGACCCTGACCCATCTAAATCTAAGATGGCTCTACAATTTGCTAGTGGAACTGCAAGGTTTATTACTGGCAAGTTAAATAATATAAACAAAGAGAACATAGCTATCTCAACTCCGAGTGCTAATGTTTCTATTCGTGGTACAGACTTTACCATTACAGTCAATGAGATTGGAGAGTCTTTAATTATATTATTACCAAAAGAAGATGGAACTCCTAGTGGAGAAATATTAGTGGCAACAGCTATGGGAGAAGTTATTCTCAATAAACCATATCAAGCTACTACAGTTTCTATGTTTGAAACAGAACCTACTAAACCGGTTATATTAGATTTAACTTTAGAGTTAATTGATAATATGTTAATAGTAAATCCACCACAGGAGAAAATAGATGTACAAGGAGAGAATGGAGTTAGCGTTTCTAATATTCTTGATGCTGACTTCCTTGACTTTGATGATTTAGATGTAGATTATCTTGCAGAAGATGACTTAGAGTTTACTGAATTAGATATTAATTATTTAGATGTGAACTTTCTTGAAGACTTGTTAGACATAATACAAGATGTAAATGAGTTAGACCAGACAGAAACTTTATTAAAAGCTGACTTAGATTTAAAAGGAACGAGTATGGGATTTGATTCTAATACTCAGATTAATACTTTTGCTACAGATAATATAATAACTTTCTTAAAATCATTAGAAGATACAGTAAGATTAGACTTGGACAAGACAGGTTCTTATACTGTTATACTTGTACAAAATGGAAAGAGTACACAAATTATAGTAAATGGTGGTGGTTCTTCTACAATTACTATAAAACAAGGCAATTAGAGAAAATCGACCTCACAGAATGCTCTGTATTGCAAAGTTAGAAGGTAAGTAATACCTTGGCTTCAAAAACACCTATTATTTAACCACGGGCTTCTAAGAAGCTCTCATAGCATTTTCGGATATTGTGTAGATTTGAATAGGTTTTTCTTTACCTTTTACATAAATGTCATCTAATCTGTCTAATTTTATGTCTGTTTGCTCTGCTGTTCCTTGAGCAATGACAATATCTTCTCCAACTTCTTTACAACTGCTCTCCATTCTTGCTGCTAAATTTACTGCATCCCCTAAAGCTGTAAAGTCAAACCTAGTTTCGCTACCCATATTACCAATAACAGCAACTCCACTATTAATACCTATACCAATATCAATACCTAGTCCTGCTTCTCGCATTTTCTTTTTAATTTCTACTGCTGTTAGTATTGCTCTGTCTTCATGCATATCTAAATCTAAAGGAGCATTAAAGATTGCCATCATTGCATCGCCTATATACTTGTCAACCATACCACCATACTTCTTAACTGCATCTGATTGTATAGTCAAAGCTTTGTTCATTATATCTGTTACTTGTTCTGGTTCTAATCTTTCTGATAGTGAAGTAAAACCTCTTACATCTGTAAACAAAAAGGTACAGTATCTTCTTTCGCCACCAAGTTTTAAAAGTTCTGGATTATCTTGTAATTGTTTTACTTGTCTTGGGTCAAGGTAATGTTCAAACTGTTTCTTTATTTGTTGTCTTAGTTTGTATTGAGTTCTAAAGTTTAAATAGAATTGTTGAGTAGCTAAAAGTGTCATACTTGTCATACTCCATGTAACATCTATAAGATAACCAATACTTATAAAATAATATCCAAGAGAAGCCACAGAAACCATTGAAGCACCAGCTAATACTAGACCCCATGTAATACCAAAGTAACTTATTACAAAGGCTATGAAGAGACCAGAGACACATAATATTAGTAGTTCAATAAACAATCTATAGTCTGGTATGAACGGAGAGTTAATCAAAATACTTTCTGCAAGAGCAGCCTGTATCTTGTGTGGTTCTAATAGCCCATTTGGTGTAGCTAATTGAGGCATAACACCCTCTGCAGTAACACCTACAAATACAAACTTACCTTCAACATTCATTTCAGATAGTGTAGTTTGTGGTGTATCAACCCAACTAATCCATTTACGACCAAGACTATCTGTACTTATTGGATTTAATCCTCTTACTCTTATTTG